AGGTTCCTTTCTCCGGGCGGCTCACTAGGAACCGCCCGGATGGTTGCGGGAAAGTTGGACGGGCGATCAGAACGGGATGTCGTCGTCGAGGTCGTCGTAGTTCGAACCGCCGCCGGACTGGTCGCCATATCCGCCACCAGACTGACCGCCGGCCGATCCGCCGCCGTTGCCGCTGGGGCCATCGAGCATGGTCAGCACTGCGCCGGGTCCTTGCAGCACACATTCGGTCGAGTATCGGTCCTGCCCGTTCTGGTCGCTCCATTTACGGGTGCGGCTTTTGCCCTCGACGTAAACCTTGCTTCCCTTCTTCAGGAACCGCTCGACCACGCCCACCAGACCATCGCCGAACACCGCCACGGTGTGCCAGTCTGTCTGTTCTTTGCGTTCCCCTGTCGTGCGATCCTTCCAAGTCTCGCTTGTCGCGATGCGCAAATTCGCAACGCGCCCACCATTTTGGAAGGAGCGAATTTCAGGATCGGCTCCTAGGTTGCCAAGGATAATCTGTTTATTGACACTGCCAGCCATCATGCATTCTCCAATTCTACAGCTTGGTTGCCGCGCAGACCGATCAGATCGCGGGCGCGTTGTTCGAGTGCGAAGATGCCGACAAACTCTGGCGGAGCGGGTTCGCCACCTTCCAAGTAATGCGGCATGTGTTCGCCAGCGACACGGATGAAGTCCGCATATTCCGGCGAAGTCTGGTAGGCTTCGAGGTCATCAAAATTCCCCTCTTCACCGATGCGGCGAAGTTCGGCTGCGTGGACGTTCAAGCCCTTGTGAAGGGCTGACTTTCCCGAATAGAAATCGCTCCACGGGTCCGTGCGAGGATTGTGTCGGGCCTGCGCTTCAATCATCGGTGCGGGCTGTTCCTCGCCCCCATATGCGCGATCATCGCTCCCAACTTCCTCCGCCATGTCGCGGACTTCGTTTTCTTCGTAGAGACCGCTGGTCGCACCTGGATAAACGGTGCGGACGCCTTCACTAATCACGCGGCTGCGAAGCATCTGGCGAGGATACTTCCGCCACATTGGATTGGTGATACCGGCCTGCTTGGCGCGCTCGATTGTCCATTCGATGCGGGCTTCCCCTGCCGGATGGCTGAAGGTCGCGTCGGCACAATCATCGCTAAGGTCGTGCCATTTAACCTTGCCCCCTGAATTGATGAAGTCGCGGAGCATCGCATCCGCTTTCTTCGCGGGTTTGCCTTGGATGATGTGATAGTCGCGGAACACCACGGCGGGGTGCTGACCTTCGGCATAAGCGAGGAGGCACAGGGTCAGGACCGCATTTGGATCCTTTGAACCGAACAGCCCTCCTTTGGCGATCGCGGAGGCTACAACCTGGATTTCCGAGACGCCCATTTGCTGAGGCGGGATAACACTAACGGCGTTCATGACGGTCCTTTCGTTCGATGGGGGTGCGGAGAGAGGGGTAGTGAGCCCAAAGCGCCTCCAGAGAGGTCGCTGCGTCGAAGTGGCTGATGAAAACGCCGCCCATTTCAATCCAACGGTGTCGGTGCTGCGGCCAGTCATCAATCAACACGTCACCGCGCGCTGCGAAGTCACGTTTGTCAGCGCTGCGGCAGGTGATGATCGGAACGCCGGGGAAGTGACGCGCCGCCCAAGCTATCTTCTGACCCTGCGCCCAATTACCGCGTGGGCATCCGGTCAAGATCGTGGGCTTCAGATGCTCGACGCCCTCGAACAACTGCATGGCGTCCGGCATGAGAGGCAGCGTGCCGTAGAAGTCGGTCTGGTTTTCAAGTTCGTGCCAGAACTGCTTTGACCCGACCTTCGCTTCGTATTGGCGCGGCGGGATACCCCAAAGGAGTTCACCGGCCTTGTCGAAGTCTGCCAGCACGCCATCGCAATCAAGGAATACATGGGGCATTATCGTTCTCCTTGCGGAAGGGATGGAAGCGGGAACCGGCGAGACGCGGCACGCGGCTCGATCCGCGAAGCGGACGACAGCCCGGTGCCGTCAGGCATCCGCCCCGTCTCCTTGATCGAGGGGCGACGATATGCCGCTCCAGACAGGTCCAGCATTTGACGGTGACCCGGCTTGTAAGGGGACTGCCAGGTGGTGAATCGGAGGCCGGTCATGCCGCTTCATCCTTGGCAACGCGGCGCAGATCGTCCTTCAGTACGTCGAGCGCGGTCAGGATGTCGCGTAGGGCATCGGTCGCCTCGTCGTAAGATCCATCGCCTTCGCCCTTCAGAATAGAGTTGGCGCGCGTGGTTGCAGCCACCAGCGGATCGACCTCTTTCGACTTGTCCAGTTCGGAGGGGATGGCGCGAACAGAAGATGGGCGGCAAATGCAGGTTGAGCGATCATTAAACTCAACCTCTGGCCAACCTTCGACGTAGCGAACAATTGTTCCGGCAATCACAAGGTCGGTGCCGTGTGGACGCACTTCTACCTCACGACCAGCCACCAGTTCCAGCGAGTATTCCGGGTGTTCGGATGCGGTGGGTTTGGTCGAAGGCGGCGTCTCGCCACGCTCTAGGTAGGGAACGGCCCAATGATCGCGGGGGATGCGGATTGCGGTTTTCCCCCCCCAAGTAACATGTTGGGCTGCGCAGTTTAAGGCTGCGCCAACGCGGAATTCAATGTAATCAGTTTTGTAATCCAACCAGTCATCATCCGCCAGCCAATCAGGCCGCACGCCCACCGGGTCCAGCTTGTGTTCGTAATAGTCGGTCATGCCATGAATCCTTTCAAAGCAGAGGTGTCAGCGCCGCCATCAGAAGGGCGAGCGTAAGGAGGGTGCAGAGGCGGTCGGTGTTGGGGAGGGTCACAACCAGCCCCTTTCCAATTCATCCCGGCGTTCGGGCGTCATGGCCTTCACGGTGCGGCGCGCATGGGTGGCGGGATCTACTTCGCTGCCGATCGCGCTCCAATCGATGTCCGCCATGCGCTTGATGCGGGCGCGATGCTGGCGACGGGTCTCGCGAACGAATGCCGCCTTTGATGCAGGCGCGTTCATGGTTGCTCTCCCTTGTGGGAGGCGAGGAGGGCGCGGGCACGTTCGTCGATCGCGTCAACGCCTCGTTCTGCGAACTGCGGGAATGCCTCTTGGAATGCTGCTGGCGGAGCGCGCTCACCCCACGCGAGATAGGCACTCACGACCTCGACCAGTTCGGTCACTTGGTTGGTGCGGTGGCGGGCGAAGGCTTGGACGAGAAGGTCGCAATCTGCGTTGCCGCTGTCGATACTCCACCACGAAGGCCCGGCATCGTCACGGCCAAGCAGGGATTTCGCCGCATCACGATCAGCCTGGATCACAGGCACACTCTCTACAGGCGCGTTCATTGCGGGGTGTCCTTTGATTGGGTGGAGGCCGCGATCGAGCGCAGCAGGGCCTTCATTTCCCGCTCGTGCCGCTCGTTCATGTCGTAGAGGGCTTCGCGCTGGCCTTCGGTCAGAACGTGCTCAATCTCATGCTCCGCGCCGCTGCTATCGACGAACTGGCCGTGCAGGATGGCTTTCGTGAAATTGATCCACGCGATGTCGAACCATTCGTTGCTCATGCCCGACCTCCCATTCCATCGGTGTTGGGGGTGCGGGGCTTTTCGCGAACGGCACAAAGCAAAGTGTATGTGGCAGCGAAAATGCACAATTGAGTGATGCCCCCCTCGTCGATGTCGAAAAGAACTATAGGAATGACAGCAAGAACGGCGAAGCAGCCGAAAAACCGAAATACATCGCGACCTTCCATCACCGACCTCCCATTCCATAAGGGACACGGACAGGACGGATTTCATCGTCGCAGTCATCGAACATGGCGTCGTAATGCTTGCGGACCCAAGGGCGCATCACATCGGGATGCAGGCCTTCTTGGCGAACGGCGCGGGCGATGATTCCACCGGCACGTTCGGCCACTTTGCCCTTGCGGTTTTCGTCGCTTCCGAACGGCGATCCGAAATCGCTGATGACGCCTTCCGCAACAAGCTGACGCTTAGCTTCAATGGCGCTGTCGAATGTCAGATCAACGTAGCGAAGCTGCTCTTCGAGCGTAGGCCCCACGGGTTCGCTGCGATCGGCGAGGATGTAGGACGGGGCGTTCACTTGCCTGCCTCCACCAGCTTGTCATCTACGACGCGGTACGGCGTGTTTGCCTTAATGCCGCCTTCGCCAACGTAGCCGGTTGCGATGCGGTAACGCTTGCCATCCCACCATTTGACTTGAACGGTGCCCCAGTCGCCAGCGGTCGCGGTGCCCCATTCGCCAGCGGTCGCGGTGCCCCAGTCGCCAGCGGTCGCGGTGCCCCAGCCGCCAGCGGTCGCGGTGCCCCTGTCGCCAGCGGTCGCGGTGCCACTGTAGCCAGCGGTCGCGGTGCCACTGTCGCCAGCGGTCGCGGTGCCCCAGTCGCCAGCGGTCGCGGTGCCCCTGTCGCCAGCGGTCGCGGTGCCCCTGTCGCCAGCGGTCGCGGTGCCACTGTAGCCAGCGGTCAAAAACGCCCCGACAATCGCACCCGTGATACCGGCATCCGACAAGAACTGCGTTGCCGATAGCTGATCGCCACAGTGAACGACCTCGCAATATTGAAACTTGATCTTGCCGCTTAGATCGACAACCAGACCGGCTTCGTGTGCTTCGGTGATGTCGCACACCAGCCATTTGGCCTCGGGCGACCAGTCGAGATAGCTACCGCCACCCTCCCCATTCAGGAGGCCATGCAGACCGTTGCCGCAGTTTGCATCGGCCTTCCAATCATGCGCTTCGCAACGCCCGCTATCGGGCCATTGAAAGCCACCATGGCTGCGAAGGTCGCTGTCGCAGGTGCGAAGGGCGTAGACGCGCTTTTGGGTCAGGGCGTTCATCGGCCCTTCTCCAGCGCGAGGTCGGCATCCTCGACAGCCTCCGCTGCCTTGAGCAGCAGGGCGCGCGCATCGCTTTCGGGATGCGTCACGGCCAGAACATCGTCGATCAGCTGGTAAGCGTCGGACAGGCGCGTGTCGGCCCATCCGCTGTCGGTGACTTTGGGGGAGATTGCCGCGCTCATGCTGCCACCTGTTCGGTGAGAGCGACCGCGTTCAGATCGGCGACGGGCGCGACCGGCTTACGACGCGCATTCATCGCGTGGAGGGCTTCGTTCAGCGCGGCGTTGGCGTTGTCACCGTAGCCGGAGCAGTTTGCAGAGGTAGGCTCGCCAATGCCGCCCCAGCTAAGCGTGACGACCATCCAAGGTCCGTCTCCGCCGCCACCCTCATAATAGCGGGTGATGCCAATGCCGGACAGGTCGTGCGCAGCTGCGATCGTATCGAGCGCGTCGTTGAGAGCGTTTTGCATAAAGCCTCCTTCGGCACCTCGATTGGTGCGTTAGAGGCTTAGTTACACCCAGCGTAAGTAGGCGTCAACAGATAAATTGCATGGGGCGTAATTTAGGCTTCGTTCTGCATGGCCTCGATAAGTGCCATCACCTGCCGTTGCTGCGCCTCATTGAGGCGATGGGTCAGGTCGATCACCAGCCCTTCCTTTGAGGGATCATTGCCCAGCAATTCCCATGGCTCGCGGTCATAGACATGGGCTAGTGCCTCTATAACGCGCTCGCTATACGGTTGGCGCCCGTTCTCTAGGCGCGAGAGGCTGGCGGCGGTTGTAGGAAGCTTGGGATCGTCCAGTTCGAGCAAACGCCCGATCACCTGCTCTTGGGATAGCCCCAGGTGCTTCCGCCATTCCTTGAGATAGTGCCGATTTGCCATGTCGGACATTATCCTACACCCAGCGTAAGCACTCCATGCGCCGGGATGCAAGTTTGGGCTTGCATCGCACTTACGCCCCATGTAAGTAGATGGCATGGACTTAGACACCTACCTCAAGACCAGCGGCGTGAGCGGTGCGGCGTTTGCCGATCGCATCGGCGTCAGCGCGGCTTCCGTAACCCGCATCCGCAAGGGTGGGCAAAACATATCGCTTGAGCTGGCCCAGCGCATCGTGACCGCAACTGGTGGCAAGGTGTCGTTGGAAGCGTTGGCGTTGGCCGGAAAGGCCGCAGCATGAACAAGCGCCGCGTCTATTTTATTAAGCCTGTCGGCATGGACGGACCGATTAAAGTCGGTTGCAGCCATTCGCCTGACGGGCGGCGCAAGACCCTCGAAACGTGGTCGCCGTTTGCCCTCGAAATTATTGCTGAAATCGAAGGCGGTGAGGACATTGAGCGCCAGTTTCATGCGCTGTTTTACGACACCCATCAGCGAGGCGAATGGTTCGACGCGTCGGCGAAAATGACTGCCGTTGTTGCAGCCATCAACGGTGGCAGCTTCGACATCGAAGGTCTGCCTCAAGCCCGCCGCCTTCCGCGCCGCAAGTCGCATCGGACCTACACTCCTGAATGGAGATACGAGTCTAGCTTGAAGGCGCGCTGGCGTCATCGAATCAAGTCTTGGCCGTGGTGGAACGAAGAGTTCCGCTCAATCATCGCAGATGGGCAACCTCTTTTGGCGCACAAAGACGCGCTCGAAGACCTGCTGGTTCGCCTTGAAGCCAAAGCGAAAGAACCAGCATGACCTATCCCACACTCACCCGACCGGGCGGCTACCTTTCCGACAACGATCTGACTGACAAGCAGTTCGACCTCGCGACGAAAGCCCGCGCCTACCCCCGTATTCTCGCGACCGGCGGCGAAAAGCGAACGGCCGCTTCTCTCGCAAAGAATGGCTGGGGCACCGTCGAAGATGGGGCGAGCGGAGAGCGCATCTTCCGCCTCAATCAGGATGGCGAGGACGCCCTCTGCTGGCTCGATGAATTGGCGGACGATCAACATACGCCTCTCTGCTCATGTCTTGCCTGCGAACACCCGCTTCGCCCCGGTGCCGCATGAGCGCTCTGATCGACCTCTTCGCCTTCGGGCTGATGTTCGCGACTGCTGCTGGCGGTCTCTACGCGGCGTTCGTGAGGCGCGGATAGATGCGCGTTCTCGTCGCCTGTGAGTTCTCCGCAACCGTTCGGGACGCCTTCCGTGCCCGTGGGTTCGATGCCCGCGAAATTGTCGATTTTCCTGATTACGTCGCCACCGCATGTGGTCAAATCTTTAGCCGAAACCATCCAAGTGGTCCGTTGCGCTGGTTCAAGCCCCTCAAGGGCCATGCCGACAAAAAGGGTTATCGCGGACTTACGCTCTGCAACTCCGAGGGTCGCTTCCCCAAACGAGTGCACAGGCTTGTGGCCGAGGCATTCCACCCCAATCCACATAACCTTCCCTGTGTGCGGCACATAAACGGCGACTCTAGGGACAACCGTGCAAGCAACTTGGCATGGGCTACCTATGCCGAAAATGAAGCGGACAAGCGCTCTCACGGAACGTGGGATACGCGCCGTAACGGCAAGCTTGATGAAGGCCAGATTGCCGCCGCTCGAATGTGGGCTGAAGAGGGCTGGTCGCAGAAAGATATCGCTGCCGAACTCGGGGTTAGTCGTCCGACGATCAACAGGCTGCTTTCGGGCAAGACATGGGGGAATATCCCATGCGCGTCCTGATTGGCTGTGAGTTTTCGGGCGTAGTCCGTGAGGCGTTCCGCGCTCGGGGCTTTGACGCATGGTCATGCGACATTCTCCCCGCAGAGGATGGCTCGCCGTTCCACCTGCAATGCGACGTCCGCGACATCCTTACTGACGACTGGTTGCTCGGCATTTTTCACCCGCCATGCACACACCTGGCGGTAAGCGGAGCGCGTTGGTTCAAGGACAAGCGCGAGGAGCAGGAAGAGGCCCTGTCGTTCGTCCGCGCGCTTCTCGATGCGCCGGTCTGCCATATCGCGCTGGAAAACCCGGTCAGCATCATCAGTTCGCGTATCCGCAAGCCCGACTGCACCTTCCAGCCTTGGGAGCATGGTCACGGTGAGGTCAAGCGCACCTGCCTCTGGTTGAAGAATCTCCCGGCTCTGCGCCCCTCCAACATCGTCGAAGGTCGCGAACCCCGCGTCCACAAAATGCCCCCTGGACCCGATCGCTGGAAGGAGCGCAGCCGCACCTTCCCCGGCGTCGCAGCCGCAATGGCCGACCAATGGGGGACTTTCATTCGCAATTCTCTCGACCACCGCAGCGACCGCCTCCCCGACCGGGACGGCAGCGCAGCGGCGGTTTCCGAGAGTGTCGTTCCTTTCCATGCAGTCGGAGATACCCATGCCTGACTACCACGTCCGTCCGAATGTTGCGCCTTCCAAGTCGGAAGTGTCCGGCGCGCTTTCCGTTTCGTGGGCGCGTGCCGCCCGCTCGGTTGGCAAGGGTGCGATGGCCGACAAGATCGGCACTTCCACCAAGACCATCGACCGCGCGCTTACCGGCGAAACGGTCCCCGAACTCCACACCGCGCTTGCCTCGCTCCTCTCCGATGAAACGGCCTTGGACGAAGTGTTTGCGCTCTACGGGCTGGAAAGGCCCCGCTGGAAGCGTTCGGAGGCTGCGAACGACCTTCACACCGTTTCGGGCCTGACTGGCCTCGCATCGCAATTCTGCCGCGCCCTAGAGGACGGCAACCGCGATCACACCGAGACGCTGGAACTGGCCGACGCGATCCGGCTGCTTATGCCCGCGCTTACGGCGATCACCGGCGAAGCCAACCGCATTCGTGGGGTGGCAGCATGACCCCCTCTCCCTCTACCGATCGCTGGACAATCCAACGCGGCTTTACCCTGGCGCTGTTCTTTGGCGGCATTGGCTGGGCTGTGATCCTCTCTGCCGTGGGGGTGCTGTGATGGCCGATCCCTACATCCAATTTCTTACACGCAAGGCGGTTTCGGACCCGATGACCGGGCTGGATAATCCGCCCGATCTGCCGGACTGTCTATTCCCTCACCAGCGCGACATCGTGCGATGGGCTCTTAAGCGCGGGCGCGCTGCATTGTTCGCCGGGACCGGCCTTGGCAAGAGCCTGATGGAACTGGCTTGGGCGCAGGCTATCCATCAAGAGACCGGGAAGGATATTCTCCACCTTGCCCCGTTGGCTGTCTCCGCTCAACTTGTAAGGGAAGCTGATAAGTTCGGCATCCCGGCGCACGTCGCTACGAAGCAATCAGACTGTCGCGGCGGTATCAGCGTCACGAATTATCAAAAGCTGGATCATTTCGACCTATCGAAGTTCGGCGGCGTCATCCTTGATGAAAGCAGCATCCTCAAGAACACGGATGGTCATTACCGCACAAAGCTGATTGAGGCTTGCCAGACGATCCCGTTCCGGCTCGCCGCGACTGCCACGCCCGCCCCGAATGACTTTATGGAGTTGGGCAATCACGCCGAGTTCCTGGGCATCATGTCATACACTGACATGCTCGCCACGTTCTTCGTCCACGATGGCGGCGATACGCAAAAATGGCGGCTTAAGGGTCACGCCGAAAACGAGTTTTGGAAGTGGATGGCATCTTGGGCGGTAATGCTCCGCAAGCCTTCCGATCTTGGCTATCCGAATGAAGGATACGATCTCCCGCCCCTGCAATTCCGGCAGCATATCGTCGCGGCTGATTACGCGCCTGACGCTGAAACCGGAATGCTTTTTCCCATGCAGGCGCAAACGCTTTCCGAGCGGATCGCCGCGCGTCGATCGACGGTAGAAGCGCGATGCGAGCAGGCTGCTCAGATTACACCGACCGATCGCCCGTTCGTGTGGTGGTGTAACCTTAATGGCGAAGCTGATCTTCTCGCTAAGCTGATCCCCGATGCGGTCAATCTCCACGGTGGTCTGAAAGAGGCCGACAAGGAGCGCATCCTTCTCGATTTCAGCGACGGGAAGATCCGCGTTCTCATTACGAAACCCAGCCTCGCCGGGTTCGGCATGAACTGGCAGCATTGCGCCGATACTGGGTTCGTCGGTCTCAACGATAGCTTCGAACAATTCTATCAGGCCGTGCGACGGTTCTGGCGCTTTGGACAGACTAAGCCCGTCACCGCTCACATTATCGCCAGCGAACTTGAAGGCGCAACGGTCGCCAACATCAAGCGCAAGGAAACGGACGCCGATCGCATGGCCGCTGCGATGGTCATGCACATGGCTGACCTGTCGAGCAACGCCGTGCGCGGCAGTGTCCGCGAAACCCCGAATTACAATCCAACCGTTCCCGTGACGATCCCCTCATTCTTGGAGAAAGCCGCATGATCGAAGGCATCAACTGCGTCGAGCAAGTCATCACGGACGACTTTGCGATTTATCAGGGCGATAGCTGCGAGGTCATCCGCGCGATCCCCGGTGATAGCATTCATTTCGGGGTTCATTCCCCGCCGTTCGAAGGGCTTTACAAGTTCTCGAATTTCGATCGCGACATATCAAACAATGAAGGTCCCGGCTTTTGGGAGCACTACGGATTCCTGATTTCCGAACTGTATCGTGTCACCATGCCTGGGCGTCTTCATGCCGTCCACGTCATGCAATTGCCAATGTCGAAAATTCGGCACGGCAATATCGGAATGCGCGACTTTCGTGGCGAGGTTGTCCGCGCTTACGAGGACGCCGGGTGGATTTTCCATAGCGAGGTCTGCATCTGGAAAGATCCAGTCGTGGCCCAGCAGCGCACGAAATCAATACGCCTGCTTCACAAGCAGATAGTCAAGGACAGCACTATCAGCGGACAGGGGCTGGCCGACTACATCCTCACGTTCCGCAAGCCGGGTGACAATGCCGAGCCGGTCAGTGGGTGCTTCGATCGCTACAGCGGCACCGATGAACCCGATCGCAGCAAATACACCAGCCCGATGGATGGCCGAAACTGGTATTCGATCGAGGTCTGGCAGCGTTACGCTTCGCCCGTTTGGATGGACATCAACCAGACGCGGACACTGCAATATCGCGGCGGGCGCGACGAGAAAGACGAGCAGCATATATCGCCACTCCAGCTGGATGTCATTGATCGATGCATCGACCTTTGGAGCAATCCCGGCGACACGGTTATAACGCCGTTTCTCGGCATTGGCAGTGAGGTTTACTCCGCCGTGCAAATGGGCCGAAAGGGCATCGGCATCGAATTGAAGCCGTCCTATTTCGCGCAGGCGAAGCGCAATCTTGAACGCGCTAAAGCCGACATGGGCGGTCTCTTTTCGGGGATGGCAGTATGAGCGCCCTAGAACAGCATCCCGGCTTTGAAGCCATGGCATTCCTTGCCGAGCGCGCCCTTGCCAGTGAGATTGATCGCAACCTCGCCAATCGCAAGGTTGTCCGTGAAGATCGCGCCGCCTGTGCCCGGAAGGGGAGGCGGTGATGCTAGACTTCGCAACAGCCGAAGACGCGCGGCACATTTCCGATATGCGGTCTGGTAGCCGGGTTCTGCTCGACGCCATCGCGCTGGCTTACCCTGCGCGTGTGCCCTTGGCGGCGAACGATGTAGAGCCGCCCACGATCAAGGATGACGAGCCGAAAGAGATCGAGCCCGTCGTAACCAAATGCAAACCGCTCTGGCCTTCGTGGTATGAGCCACCTGCCCCGCGCAGCCCATGGGCACCCCTGATCGACAGCGTGGCAAGCTTCTTCGGCATCATGCCTGAGGTAATTACTGGCGCGGCGAAAAGAGGAAGGCCCGTCGCCGCTCGATCGGTGGTGATCCGCATTCTTAGGGATCGCGGTTACTCATACCCGGAAATCGCCAGGGCGGTGGGGCGTAAAGATCACAAGACGATGATCTATTACGTCGAAGGCTTTGATGCGCGCGCCCGCAACGAGCCGGAGATTGCAGGCTGCTACGCGGCGCACAAGGCAGCGGGGTGGTGCAAGTGAAGCGCGGCACCTTCTTCGCCAAGAAGACCGTCTGCGCGCTTGGGCATAAGCACGACAGCAAGCGCGAGGCTGCGCGATGCGCTGAACTGCAAATCCTTTTCCGCGCCGGTCAGATCGACGCACTCGCTTTCGAGCCGCAGGCTTGGTTCGAGATTGATGGCGTCGTCGTGACGCATTCGAATGGCCGGAGAGCCGGATACAAGGCCGATTTCGCTTATGTCGAAGATGGGCGTGTCGTGTGGGAAGACGTGAAGGCCAGCAATGGTTTCGTCTCTCGCGACGTGCCGCTGCGCATGGCGATTTTCCGTCACCTGAACCCTGACATAGAACTGCGGGTGATCACATGAGCGTTCGCGTGATGACATCCGTGTGGGATATGGACATCCCGGCGAAGCAAAAACTTGTCCTGCTCGCGTTGGCCGACTGCGCCAACGACGAGGGGCTTGCGTGGCCTTCGATCGCCACTCTCGCCCGCAAGTGTGGGTGCGATGAACGCACGATCCAGCGCAATCTTCGGGACATTGAAAAGACAGGCGCGATCCGCCGCGAAGAGGTCAAAGGCAAAGGCTGCAAATACCGCTTTGGACCCCCGGCAAAACGCCACCCCCGGCAAAATGACGGGGCGGCAAATCGTCCCAAAACCCCCGGCAAATTGCCACCCAAACCGTCAGGAACCGTCAATGGTTTATCTAACGATAAACCTAAGCGCGTGCGCAAGCCGGAAGGTGTTGATCGTCAGACATGGGATGATTGGAAATCAGCCCGCAAAGGCGCTCCGATAACTCAAAGCGTGATGGATACCGTGAAGCGGGAGGCGGCGAAGCTGGGCTGGTCCGTCCCTGAAGCGATCGCTCACGCCGCTGGGAACAGTTGGCGAGGCTTCAATGCGGAATGGGTGAAAGACAGGAAACCGGCGAATGACTACCGAAACAACAGCAATAGCAACGCGGCAGACCTCGCACGGCAAAAGCTCGGGCTTGGATAGGGTCGCTGTCTTGACCCGCCAGCTCGCCCTGATCCGGCCCGCTAGCATGTCGGACAATGCGGCAAGCGACTGGATCGCAGCGGCCTACGCCGAAACCGCGCATCTGTCGGACCCCGCATTCAACGCTGCCGCAGAGCGCGCCCGCCGGGAATGCAATTACCACGGGCAGGTAATCCCGACGATGTTGAAGCCGAGCGCCGATGTCGAAGCGTTCGTTCGGCAGATGGACGCCATCAGCAAGCCGTTCTTGCGCGACCACAACCCGCCGCAGCGCGCCTTGCCGAAGACCGAAACGCAGCAGCTTATCGCGAACGCGGCAAAGGGGCTCAAGGGTGGCTCGGCGTGAAATACCAGCCCCCGGCTTCCAGCTTGTTTCGGGTAAGCGAAATCCACCGAAAGACTGGCCTAAGGTCTGGGTTCAAATCCGCAACGGCATGGTGGATGAGCAAGCGCCATGGCCGATTATTGGACCTCGCTGGAAGTGGGCATTCGATAACGAGGGAAAGCCGATCCCGCACCCCGGCGATGTCGTCGCAGTCAAGCGCGCTGACTAGCCCACAATTCATCACACAATGGCGTAAACAGGCAGGAAGGGGATAGACGATGGCGAAGCGAGGACGACCCAAGAAGTCGGGCAAGCGCACTAAGAGCGGTCGCCTGTCGCGTGCCGGTGTGGAACCTAAGATCGTTCGCGGTAACGAACGCGCCATGGCAATGCGGGAGCGGTTCGGATCATTCGCCACCGAAGCGATCGGACGCGCTTATTACGAGGGCTTGCTAGGTCCGAAAGACGATCCGATCGCGCTAGAGCGTTTCCGTAAGGGCGTCGAGCTGGCAACCGAATGGCGTAAGCATTTTGCTCCGCATTACCGCTGCGCCCTAAACGATAATCCACGCGGATCGGCAAACACGACTGAAAGCCATACCGCGAGGAACGCCTATCACTGGATGATGCGCGAGATCGAGGCATTGGATCAAGCAGGGTTCGGATCGTGGTTCCACCAGATGGTGCTGGCCTTCAATCCCGATGGCGGACCTGCATGGCTGGATCGGCTGATTGAAGGGACCGGCGACTTTGCAGACGAGCGGGTTCTGCGGCTCAATATCGAGGCCCTGGATTACATATCCACGCATCGCAAAATCGCTGATACGAAAGCCGTTGACATTCCTCTGCACATGTGTCATGGCGCACATAAATGATAGTCAGAATTGCGCCCGCAGCCTGAAAAGGTGTGCGGGTGTTTCTGTTTCGGGCTTCGGCCCGGCCCGTCCCCCACAATCGAGCAAGTAAGCTAAGTGCGCCGGGTGAAAGGCCTGGCAATCCCCCTGTCCGTTTCGATGGGCAGGCGCACGGTACGCCTAATCGCTGCCGTTGCTTATTCCAACAAGGGCACTCTAACGCCCTATTTGCAACCAGTTTGCCAGCAATCCGGCGCATGATCGCAACATGCGCGCAGAGTCCACCTGTGATGTCGGACGCTGGCAATCCCAACAAGGGCACCCCAATGCCCTACCCGCCACAACAGACAGAAGCATTCAAGGCTAGCCCGGAACTCATAGGGGCCACGGTCTGAGCTGATTTGTGCGCGGGTGAAATTCGAGCGCGTCGATGGGCGCGGAAAGTGCCCCAGCCATGACAGCAAAAGTAGCAAAGAGTAGCAATCGCGGCTCGAAGCCTGGAGAGCGTCGAGGTGGGCGAACCAAAGGCACACCAAACAAGGTGACTGTTGCCCTAAAGGATGCAGCGCGGGAACATACGCAGGCGGCGCTCAACACGCTGGTTAGCGTGATGGCGGGTGGCAAAGGCATCCCGGCGGCTGCACAAGTGAATGCGGCGAAGGAGATACTGGATCGCGGCTATGGAAAGGCCAGCACGGTTCTCAGTGGGGACGAAGACGGCGGGCCCGTGCAGCTAGTCACTCGCATCGAACTTATTGGCGTAAGGCCGGATGGTAACCGCTAAGCTCAAGATACCGGACAAGCTGGTTCCGGTATTTGAGGGGGAGGCTGACGTAAGGGGCGCGCACGGGGGGCGTGGTTCGGCAAAAACCCGGACGTTTGCCAAGATGACCGCTGTCAGGGCGCATATGTGGGATCAGGAGGGGCGCGACGGCATCATCCTGTGCGGTCGCCAGTTCATGAACTCGCTGGCGGATAGCTCGCTCGAGGAAATCAAGATTGCCATTCGGGAGGAAGATTGGCTTGCTCCGCACTTCGACATTGGCGAGACTTACATCCGCACGGCATCGGGCCGGATCAGTTACAGCTTTGCAGGGCTTGATCGCAACATTGACAGCATCAAGTCGAAGTCGCGGATCCTGCTAGCGTGGATTGAAGAGGCGGAGCCGGTCACGGAAGAGGCGTGGGTCAAATTAATCCCGACCCTTCGTGAGGAAGATAGTGAGCTTTGGGTAACGTGGAACCCGGAGCGCGAAGAGGCACCGACGAACAAGCGGTTCTATGGTGCTGACGATGCCCGCACCAAGATTGTCGAGATGAATTGGCGGGACAACCCGTGGTTTCCCGATATTCTTGAGCGGCAAAGACTGAAGGATAAAGCGGAACGTCCGCACAGCTACGAGCATATCTGGGAAGGTGGCTTCGTCCAGACGGTCGAAGGTGCCTATTACGGCCCCTCGCTGCTTAAGGCGAAGGAGGATGATCGGATCGGGTTTGTTCCCGAAGATCCGCACATGATCGTCCGGTTGTGTGCTGACATTGGTGGCACGGGGGCAAAGGCTGACAATTTCGTGTTCTGGGCGCAGCAATGCGTAGGGCTCGAAATACGTTGGACGAACCATTACGAGGTTCAGGGTCAGCCGATCGCGTCTCACCTGAACTGGATGCGCTCACAAGGTTATACGCCTGACCGCTGTTTGATCATTTTGCCACACGATGGCGACCAGCAAGATAAGGTGTTCGATACGTCTTACCGCAAGGCGTTCGAAGGCGCTGGCTACAACGTCAAAGTGGTTCCTAATCAGGGCAAGGGCGCGGCAATGCAGCGGGTCGAGAAAGCCCGCGAGTTGTTCCCTCGCATGTGGTTCGACGAGAAGAAAACCGAAGCGGGGCGTAAGGCGCTGGGCTGGTATCACGAAAAGCAGGACGAAAAGCGTGGGATCGGGCTTGGCCCTAACCATGATTGGTCAAGCCATAGCGCGGATGCGTTTGGCGGGGGTTGCGTGGCTTATGAGGCACCGCGCGCATCTGCGCCGCTAGACCTGTCCAGCCTGAAAAGGAGAGTTGCATGATCGACATTCCTGCCGACCTGCGCTCCTACCTGGAGGTCGAGGAAAACCGCGCGCTCGATACCTCGTTGAACGAAGAGCGGGCCATCGCGCTCGATTTCTACAACGGTGAGCCGTTCGGGGACGAAGAGGAAGGCCGTTCGCAGCTCGTCACGCGCGATGTTGCCGAAGTGATCGACTACATGGTGGTCAGCATCATGCGCACGATCGTTTCCGGCGATCGGGTGGTGGAGTTCCGCGCGCGCGAAGCCGATCAGGACGAGATGGCGGAAGACGCCACCGAGCTTGTCCAATGGCAGTTCATGCGGGAACAGCCCGGCTATCAAATCCTGCACGACTTCCTGAAGGCTGGCTTGCTGGAGAAGTCCGGCGTCATCAAGACTTGGGCCGAACCGACCACGGAAATCGTCGAGGAAGGCAATGTCCCGGCGGCAATGCTGGATGCAGAGTTCGAAGCGGACGGCGGAGCGTCGATCTTGGACATGGCGCCCGATGGTGAGCAGGTCGAATACGATCCGCTGACCGGCGAGCCGTATCTGATCGAGACCTACGCGGTGCGCCGCAAGGTTCCGGGACGCACGAAGTTCCGCGACATGGCGGTGCCGAACGAAGAGTTCCGGGTCTCGCCCGAAGCGCGCTCGCTGGACGACGCAGGCTATATCCGCCACCAGACGCGCAAGCCGCTGTCATGGTTCGTTGCTGCCGGACTGGTGAGCGAGGAAGACGCGAGCACCCTTTGGGACCGCAACGAAGAAACGAATTTGTCCGATGCGCGCGATAACGGCCGCAGCTTGAAGGACACGGACGACGCCTCGACCGGCTTGTCTCGCCAAGTCTGGCTCACGGAAGAATATATCCGCTGGGATTTGAACGGAGACGGCGAGGCGGAGCGGCTTTGCATCTGGCGGGTCGCGAACAAGGTCCTGAAGGTCGAAGAGGTTGAAGATCAGCCGTTCGTGCTGTGGACCCCCTTCCCGATGCAACACCGGCTTATCGGGCAATCCCTTGCCGACAAGGTGATGGACATCCAGCGGGTGCGTTCGGTCCTGCTTCGTCAGGCGATGGACGCGCTCTATTTCGCGAATAGCCCGCGTATCGCGGTCAACATGCAGAATGCGGACCCGAACACGCTGGACGACATTCTGTCGATCGTGCCGGGCGCTCCGATCCGGTATCAGGGAAATATCCCGCCGCAGCCTATCACGATGCCGTTTGCCGCGCCGAATGCATTTCAGGCGCTGGAGTTCATGGCAGGTGAACGGGAAAGCCGGACGGGGATTACGCGCCTCAATCAAGGGCTTGATGCCGACGCGCTGAACAAGACCGCGACCGGCACGGCACTTATGCAGGCGCAGGGCCAGCAGATCGAGGAATATCTGGCGCGCAACTTTGCTGAGGCGCTGGCGGAACTGTTCGAGAAGAAGCTGCACCTGATGCGCGATTACGGGTCGATCACGCGCGTTCGGGTGGGCGGTGAGTATCGCGAGATCGATCCCGCCGGACTTGATGGCGAAATGGATATGGTCATCTCGGTCGGGCTTGGTTCGGGCCGCAAGGACCAGCGCCTCATGCATCGGATGCAGGTGCTTGAGATGCAGAAGGAAGCGATGGCCGGTGGGCTGTCGATCGTCACGGAAGACGAGCTTTACAACAGTGCCAAGGGCTATGTTGAAGATGCTGGCTTAGGCGATGTTAACAGCTTCTTCGCCGACCCGAACGCGGTTGATCCTGAAACGGGCCAGCCCAAGCCGAAGCCGGAGCGGCAAGACCCGTCAGTGATCGAAGCGCAGGGCAAAGCAGCGGCGGAACAGGCCAAAGTGCAGGCCGACGTGATGAAGGCACAGACACAGGCTGAGCTTGATCGCGCGAAGGCCGAAGCACAGATCGAAACCGACCGAATGCGCGCTGAAATGCAGATGCAGGTGGAGCGCGAGAAGGCCGCGCTGCAAGCCGAACTGGCCCGCGACAAGGCGGATTTCGAGGCGACTTTGGCTCGCGAGAGGATGCAGGCCGAACTGGCTTTGGCGCGTGAGAACGCAGCCATCAATCGCTCGTTCGAATTGAGCCGCAACCGTCCGGGTGGGGATTTGGCGGCATGAACGAAGCCCTCCACGAAGCGAAGATCATCGCCGACAGCGCGGAGAAAGCGCTAGCCGAGCATCTGCGGCCGGCGTTCGAGGCGGTGACGGACCTCTACGCCCAGAGGCTCAAGGACGTTGCAGTCAAGGAGCCGTGGGCCGCCGACAAGCTACGCGCCCTCGCCCTTGCCCAGCAGATTGCTGAAGCGGTGCAGGGGCAGATCGAGGCGAAGGTGACGGGCGGCGATCTGGCAGAACATCAGCTCAAGCGGATGCGGAAGATCGAGAGCATGTCGCCTGAACGAAGATGGAGGCTGGGGCTGTGAGCGGCGGGCGGATCGGTAAGGTTCGCATGAAAGCGACCGGCTTTGAGTTTCGCGTGATCGAGGGACCGAGGGAGCCTGCCAACGACATGGGCGCCGTGATGATGCGCCACGCTCGCGAGATCAGTCAGTGGGATGGTCTTGTCGGCTCGATCGTGATCGGGATGTTCGCAGACGGTAAGACCAGTGTTGCTTATCGTCTGGACGATGAAAAGATCACTATCCCGCGCGCCTTGATCCCGAGCTGGTTAGCGGAAATCGCCCGCCGTGAATTCATTACCGACATCGAAGCGGCCGAAATCTTCGATGACAAGTTCGAGTGGGTCGAATGAACGCCGCCCTTGAAGCCTACCAGCGGCTTATGGATGCTCAACGCAATCGTCCGCAGGGACTGGAGTTGGAGGCATTCGAACAGCGCAAGGCCGAGGAAGATCGCCGCGCCAAGAATGCTCGCATGAGACGACGACTACCTAAGGTCGCCTGACAAGCCCGAAAGGGACAACGCACCTCGCTTCGGCGGGGTTTTTTAATGCCCAAGGAAAACCCAATGAGCCAGCTTACGGATGAGTCCGTGGCACTCGGCGGCGATCCTGTCGAACAGACAGACGCAACCGAACAAGCCGCGCCTGTCGAAGAACGTTACGTGGAAACCGAAGCGCCGGATAATGCCGAGCAGCGCGATACCACGCTCGAAGACCTCTATCCCGACGAAGGTCCCAAGCCCGAACCGGAAGAAGAGAATCCCGAAGTCAACGACGAAGCGCAAGCCGAGCCGGAAGACGACGAGATCCCCGACGAAGACGCCGAACCGGAAGATCCGGCCATCGAACGTCCGAAGTCGTGGAGTAAAGAGACCGAGGAAGAGTGGAGCGCACTTCCGCGCAACATTCAGGAACGCATTGCCGAGCGGGAGACCGAGCGGGAGCGTTTCGTAAACACCAAGGCTCAAGAAGCGGCACAGACGGAAAACCGTGTCCGCCAGATGGCAGAGCAGGAACTTGCCCAGTTCTCCGAACAGCAAGCGATGCAATACCAGATGCTGGCGCAGCAGTTTTTCCCGAAGGAGCCGGACGACCAGTTGCTCTACACGGGCAACCCCCAGGATCAGGTTCGATACCAGCAGCAGCAGGCGGAATATCGCCGTGGCCTAGCCCAGCAACAGCAGTTGCAGCAGGCCGCGCAGGACCACGCCCAGCGCGCCCAGCGGATACGCGACGATCAGGACAACGCGGCACGACAGCAGGACGCCGAAAGGCTCCGCGCCGAAATGCCGGAATGGTTCGATGAGGAGAAACACGCGGACCTTGAGCGAGAGCTTACGGCCATCGCGAGCCAATTCTACCCCAAAGAACTTTTGCCGGAAGCCAATGCGAGCGACTTGCTGGCCCTCAAAGCCTTCAAGGAACTTCGCGACGAACGGGACGCGCTTCAAGCGCAGGTGGACGCCTTCAATAAGGCGAAGATGAAGCCTGTACGCGAAGCGAAGAACAAGCGGCCTCCGATCCCCAACACACCGGGCAATCCAGCGGCGTCGCAGAAAGAAATCGACCCGCTGAAGGTCCAGTATCCAAACGATTGATAGGAAACGACTATGGCCGCTATCGGCAATTCGTTCCCGAGCCTGATCGACCACTTCAAGAGCGTCGATAAGAACGGGAACTACCTTCCGACCATCGAAGCCCTGACCGTTCTCAACCCGATCATGCGCGATGCGTATGTCGAGGAAGCGAACAACGGCTTCTCCCACCTTAACGTGACCCGCACCGGGCTTCCGCAGCCGACTTGGGGCAAGCTCTATCAGGGTATTCCGCAGAGCAAATCGACCAAGCAGCAGGTGGAAGACACCAGCGGTTTTGTCGAAAGCCTTGCTACCGTCGATACCCGGCTTCTCAACTACAAGAAGAACCCGGCTCAGGCTCGCGCCGACGAGGCGAATGCCCACCGCGAAGCGATGGCGCAGGATGTGCAGACCAATTTCTTCTATGCCGACACGGCCACGACGCCAGAGCGGTTCAAGGGGATTGCGGCTCGCTACAACTCGCTCGCTCCGTCCGCAGACGGCAAGAGCTACGTGATTGATGCGGGCGGTACTGGCGTGGACAACACCTCGATCTGGCTGATCGGGTGGGGTCGCGGCAAGACCGGCCTGTTCTATCCGGAAGGCTCGCGCGCGGGCATCATTCGGGAAGACAAGGGCGAGCAGCGCACGACCGACGATCTCGGCAATCCATACTACGTCAAGGAGGAATACTTCCGCCAGGACGTGGGCGTAACCACCGGCGATTATCGTTACAACGTCCGCATTGCGAACCTTGACGTATCCGATCTGCGCGCCGGGAACGTCGATATCTACGCTCTGCTTCGCAAGGCGATGTATCGTGTCCACAGCACCTATGATGGCGCGATGGCGGATGCCTATCTTGCCAGCGGCGGTGCCAACGGGGCGCGTTCGGTCATCTACCTCAACCGCGATGTCATGGAAGCGTTGGACGCCCAGACGACCAACGACAACAAGGTCGAACTTCGTCCGGCTGACCTCGAAGGCAAGATGATTGAGACCTATCGCCGCCTGCCCATCCGCATGACCGACGCAATCATCAACGCGGAGGCTCGGGTTCAGTAGGAAGCCGACTGAACGGAGGTTCTTCTAAATACGCCGTCAGATTGGCGGCAAATTCTCTGGGCGAAATGTTCATACGCTTAATCTGCCCTTCAATGGTATTGCAAACGTGGCACAGCAGCCCTCTCGGGGTTTTGGTATCGTGACAATGGTCGCGCCTGATTTTCAGGTCGGTAAAAGGTCTTTCGCAAACAGCGCAAGCGTTGTTCTGTAAGACTAAAAGCCGCGCTTCGTCCTCAGCGGAAATACCGCTGTTGCGATGGCGACGATACTCAAGATTTGCGGCCCATTTTTCCGGGTCGTTCCTGAGTTTGCTGTACAGCTTTTTGTGATCAAGAGGGCGTTGCCTGTCATATTCCTGACGGGCCTCGCGGTTGGCTTGGTATCGGTCCTTTCGGTACTTGACCTTCTCGGGAGTAGCGTTCCTGACACGGTGTTCTTCAAGCAATCTCTCGCGGTGCTTCTCATAGTATCGCTTAGACCGAGCGCGCGCATTTGCCTTGATGATTTCGGGGTCAATGCCAGTCTTGGCCATCGTGGAATACTCCAGAGATTTAGAAAAAACCTTTTACAGCCTCATAAAAAGGAAGGCAATTCAATGATTATGGATCGCACGAATTTGTTCAGCGATGGACAAGCTATCACCGCGACCGCAGCCTCCACCAACGTCATTGACCTTGGTGTGGCGCGCGACATCGGCTTCGGGACGACCATCCCGCTGGCCGTTGCCGTGCCGCAGTCGTTCAACAACCTCACTTCGCTGACGATCAGCGTGCAGACCGACGACAACGCTGCGTTCTCGTCGCCGAATACCGTGTTCACTTCGCCCGCTTACACGCTGACGCAGATGGCATCGGGCGCTGAATATCTACTCCCGGAAGCGATTCCGGGTGGGACCAACGAGCGCTTCGTTCGCCTGCAATACACGGTTGCTGGCACCGCACCGACCGCTGGCAAAATCACCGCTGGCGTGGCTGCTGCCCGTCAGACGGCACGTCGATAAGGAGGGCTGACCAATGAGCGTTAAGCACTACACCAGCCCGTCGCCGACCACGGCTCCGGGTTACTACGTCCCTGCGGGGGAGGTTTTCGCCTTCTCCACCGAAATGGAAACCGAAGACGAAGACGGCAAGAAGACCAAGATCAAGCGGACGCCTAGCGATAGCTGGACCGAAGTGAAGCCTGCCGATGCGGCGGCTATGTCGGCACAGCAGGACCGCGTGCCGGATGATGCCAACTTGGAGGCTGCTGAAAAGGCGGCGCTTCAGGCGGTGGCTATCCTCAAGCACGTCGATATTCGCGAGCTGAAATCGAAGGACGACCTGATCACCGCGATCAAGGCGTCTTACGAGCCGAAGCTCTGATTTAGAGCAACAGGGATGGGGCTGGCTTTAGTGGCCGCCCCATTTCCATTGCGGGATAGGAGGCTGCTATCAGTATTGCCGTCATAACATCGCCCGCAAATGCGATTTCCAACCTTATCGATCTTGTCACTGAAATACGCGACGAGATGGATGATGATGCCTATCCGGCAGACAAGATTTATCGGGCCATCGGCCGCGCTGAAGCCGCGTTCAACCGCGAACTGCGCGTGCCCAAGATGGAAACCGAAGCCATCCTCGACATCACGACCGAGGAAACCGACCTTCCGAACGACTTCCTTCAGATGCGCCGTATCTATGCGGAGGGCTCACCCGATCAGCCGGTGACGACGCTTTCGCCTGGAACACTGCGCTCGACCTATCAGGGCGTGAGCGGAACGCCTGCTGCCTATGCGATCGAGAACCGCCGCATCATCGTGGGACCGGTCGGATCGTTTCAGGCGAAGGTGCTGTATTACGCGCGCATCCCGTCGCTGACGGAAGACAACCCGACGAACTGGCTGCTGGACGAGCATCCCGACGTTTATCTGCATTACGTCCTGTCGGTGCTGTTCAACAAGACGGGCGATAGTGAGCGTTCGGCGATGAACCTGTCGATCGCACGGGATCTGATGGCCTCAATCAATGACAGCGGCATGAAAAACCGCTGGGGTGCGGGGCCGCTTGTACCGACCGGGCTCAGGCAGGTTCGCGGCGCGCGTATCTAATTCTTCCAGTCGGTGGTGCGCAATTCGGCTTCCAAGTCAAGGTGCCGTCGCCGCTTCACAAAGTCTTCCATAAGTTTCGGGTCATGTCGGAGCGCGAAAATATCAGTGGTCATCTGCATCCACTGACGTTTCGCGTCTCGGTCAACAGGGCAGGACAGCAACCTGCCCACAGCACCATTCGCGTCAAATTCGATTTCAGCCATACACCACGGCTAGCACACTCAAGGCGAAAGGGCAAAGCGAATGAAGTATGCCTTGCCCGCCTTCCTGCCAGACCAGCTACCACGCGGTGATGTCCTCACAAGGGCGGAGAACGTCTATCCTGCGCGCAATGGGTATCGGGCGGCCCAAGGATTCATTTCCGTCTCTGACGCCCTTCCTGCGGCGTTCAAGGGCGGTTCCAGCTTCATTGCCTCCAACGGCACGGCATCGCTGCTTGTGGGCACCTCGAATGGCCTTGTAAAGCTATCGGGCGGGTCATGGGTTGATTTGCTGGTGGCCCTGTCCATTGGTGGGCGTTGGCGGTTCGCGCAATTCGGTGATTTCGCGGTCTGCGCGAACGGCGTGACCACGTATCAGGTCGATCTTGTGGGCTCCACGGCTTCGCAGATTACCGGCGCACCTAGTCTGGTGGACGTGGATGTGGTGGGCGATCATGTCGTGGGCACGCAGCCGAACGGCAACATCCTGCGGGTTCGCTGGTCGGCGTTCAACGATCACACGGGCTGGGCGGTTGGAACGAACCAGTCGGGCGAATGGACGGGCCTCGAAGGCGGCGAGGTCATGGGCGTTGTCGGAGGTGAATACGGGGTGATCCTCCAGCGCGAGCGGCTTGTCCGCATGTCGCGCACCGGGGATGCGGACGCGCCGTTCCAGTTTGACCCGTTCGGGCATAATTTCGGCTGCGCTTCCAAGGCCTCAATCGCACGGGCGGGTTCGTCGGTGTTCTATTTATCGGATCGCGGCTTCATGGCTTGCGAGAACGGGCAGGCACCGCGCCCCATCGGGGATCAGAAGTTCGATAAGAGCTTTCGCGATAGCTTGGGCGAGGATGATTTCGAGCGTTTGTGGTCGGTAATTGATCCGAAGAACACGCGCGTCATGTGGGGGATACCGGGCCAGATCGGAACGGTCTGGGTTTACGATTGGTCGCTGGATCAAGCTTCGACCCTTTCGCTGCCGTTCGATGGTCTGTTTGCAGGTTTCGAGAACAGCACCGACTTGGATTCACTGGCGGCGATCTACCCCGACCTCGACGCGATGCCAATTTCGCTTGACGATCCGCGCTGGAGTGGCGGGGCACCGCGATTCTATGTCGTGCAGAATGGGCAAATCGGTGTTCTCGTAGGCGCGAACATGGTGGCGCGCATTACGACCGGAGAATTTCCGCCCAACGGCGTGCGGACAACTCGTATGCGAGCGGTATGGCCGGACACGGATGCGATTACGGGTGTGACGTGTCAGGTGACGCAGGCCCAGCGGCGCGGGGACCGGGGGCAGGATCGAGCGGCAAGCAACATGCAGGCATCGGGCCGCATCCCGATTCAGGCGAACGGCAAGTATCTGACCTTCGATTGGACGATCGATAACCCGGATTGGACCTATATCGACGGGTTCGAGATCGAACAAAGCGCCGGGGGGCTGCGAAAGCAATGAGCTGGCCCAAGGTTCCGACAACATTCGGCACGGACGATTGGCCTCGCAAGATCGCGAATGCGGTGAACGATCTTCTTGGGCGCGCTGATGAACTGGAAAAGGCGACCAATTGGGCCGCTTTACAAGACTTTCCCGACGATGCGGCTGCGGCAACAGGCGGCGTAGCAGTGGGCCAGCTCTATCGGACTGGTTCAAGCTTGAAGGTGCGCGTCACATGATCCGCGAAGCATGGGAGGCTTACGAGCCCTTCCGCGAACAGTTTACGTCCCTCGCTCCTGACAAATACCCGCCCGAATACATCGACAGCTGCGTGATGATCGGCAGTTGGCGATGCTGGGGCACGGACGAAGCGGCGATACTGTTTGAACTCAAAAAGTACCCGTCTGGAATTACCGAAGTTTACGGGTGGGCGGCTGCGGGTGAATTGAACGCAATAAAAGAACTAATCTACGCCGTTGAGATTTGGGGACGCGCCAATGGAGCGCGTGCGGCGGAAATCGAAAGCCGTCCTGGTTGGTCGAAGGCTCTTGCAAGTGAGGGCTACGAAATAACGCAGGTTTGTATTAGAAAAGTGTTGGCCTAAAACGTGTCTTGGCCTAAAGTAAACGGGCCGCGACAGTGCGACTAACACTGCGCGACCCTAACCGAAACGAACATGGAGCGTTCGAGTGGCTGTGCACCCTTTGCCTGAAGCAGCAATGCTGCGTCAACTCTTTGAGTACGAACCCAAGACTGGTACCCTTGTTTGGCGTCCTCGCCACCAAGGCATGGCCAAGCCCGACGGCAGTCTAATCACTCATCGTGAGGCTGGCATTTTCAATACGCGTTTTGCTGGAACACCAGCTCTTGCCGTTGTCCAACCGAATGGAATGATGACCGGCAGTCTCTTCAGTCGAAAAATCTTTGCCCACGTCGTTATCTGGGCGTTGCACAACAAATGTTGGCCAGAACATGAGGTAGACCACATCGATGGCGACTGCCAAAACAACAGAATTGAAAATCTCCGGGCGGTAACCCCGTCGGAGAATCAAAGAAACAGAAGTAGGCCCAAGAACAATACTAGCGGTTGCGTAGGTGTATCATGGCATACCCGCGACAAAGTATGGCGCGCGTATATTGGTTCCGAAAAGGGAAATACAATTTCTCTCGGAAGTTTTGGCTCAAAATTTGAAGCGATCACTGCCCGAAAAAAGGCTGAGGCGCAGTACGGCTATCACCCAAACCACGGGAGAGCCGCTAACGGATAGGAGGCGACCATCGGACTCTCTAGCAAAAAAACGACCACGACGCAGAAAACAACCCCGATCTACGACAAGCAAATCATGGGTGCCGCGAACACGTTGCAGAACACCTATGCGGCACAGGCCCCCAAGGTTGCGGCGATGGCCGACCAGTTCGGCGGTGTGACGAACGACCTGCTGGCGCGCTATACGTCCGGCGATCCAACTGTCACCGCCGCGAACGATTACGTCCAGAACACGCTGGGCAGCGATCCGACGAACAACCCGTATCTCGAAAGCATGATTTCGCAGACGAACGATAACGTGCGGAACCAGCTACAGGCCAGCATGGGCACGCGCGGGCTGACGGGTTCCAGTGACTATTACGGGCTGATCGGCAAAGGTCTCGCGCAGAACGAAACCGGCCTTCGCTATGCCGATTACGACCGATCAATGGACCGCAAGGCGCAAGCGGCGGGCATGGCGGGCGGCGTGGCGGCAGGTCAGTATATCCCGCTCGCTTCTGCCCTCTCGACCGGCGGTTTCGCAACCGGCGCACCGATGGACGCGGCGCTTCGCAATGCGGCGGGCGTTGGCGGGCTTCTGGGGGGCTATACCTCGCAGACCGGCACGCAGAAGCAGAGCGGCGGCTTCCTTGGCGACCTCTTGCTGTCCGGCCTTGGCGCGGCGGGCGCGTATTTCGGGGGGCGCGGCTAATGGCTATCGGGTTCGGCAAGCGCGGTCTGTTCGGAGCCAAGATGGGCGCACCGATCGGAACGCCCGGTATCGGTGACGACATCCAGCGCCAGCGCATGGGAATGCCCGATATGGCACCCGGCCTAGGAATGCAGGCCGAACAGCCGAAGCAAGGCCGTGGCAGCTTCCTCCCCTACGCCCTTGCAGCGGTCGAGGACACGCTTTCCCGGCAAATGGGGTATGCACCCCAAGGCGTAGCCCGGATCAACGCCCAGCAGGCCGCACAGCAGCAGGCAATGGCCGATCAGGCGGCAGAGATGCGGAAACGGTCGCTGGATATGGCCGACTGGCAGGCAAAAAAGCAGTGGGAGATCGACAACGCGCCCCCGCCGAACAACGACACGATCAACGATTTCGAATGGTATAAGGGCCTGTCGGGCGCTGACAAGGAACTCTATCATCGCATGAAGCCGCAAAACATGATCGTCGATAATGGGGATGGCACGAAGTCAATTATCCCGATCGGCGCGAATGGTCCGATAGTCGGCGGCGGACAGCAGCAGGCACCCTCCAAGCCGGTTGGCGGACTTATGCCGATGGGAGGTCCGACGCAGCCCGCGTCGGGCGGGTTTCGATAAGGGCTTCGACCCGCTTGGATGGGCGAAAGGCCAAGGCCTGACCCCGACCAGTGGCTTTCGCACGCAAACGCACCAAGACTCGCTCAGAGCGCGCGGGCTGACTCAGACCCGCCATTCCTCGCACACGCGGGGGGATGCACTCGACTTCGCCGTTCCGCGCGGCATGACCAAGGCGCAGGCAATCGAGATGGTGAAGCGCCAATATCCCGGCGCAAAGGCCATTCCAAGCAATGGCAACGCAATTCACGTAACATTCCCCGGTTGGCGCAACGCACCGGACGTAAGCGGCTCGCGCCGAAGGTATGGAGGCTAAAGTATGCCGCGTTTCACCGATCAGGCAGGCAATGTGTGGGAAGCCACCGGCCCCGATGATCCCAATCCGGTTTTCGTGTCTGGCCCTCAGCGTGGGCCGGTGACGATCGGGCGTCCTGATCCGACGTTGCAGTATGAAGCGCCGAAGGCTGCGCTCGACATTGAAAATACCCGCAGCACCATTGCAGATCGTCAGGCCGACAATGAGATGGCTCGGCGTAATTTCGACCGTCAGTTGAACAATGACGCGGCCAATCGCGCTCTAGCCGAACGCCGCCTTGCACTGGACGAGGCGGCGGCGGAACGTGCTGCGGCGAATGCTGGTGGCAAAGCGCCCGATCCAATGAAGCTGGCGCAGTTCCGCGCGCTGGAGCAGCAAATCGCGCGCGTGCAGGAGCTTTACGATGCAGGCCCAGGAAGCACTTCCGGGGTAGCTGGCATCATGGACTACCTGCCGGGCGATGCAAATTCGGCATTCGATTCCGCCGCCGCCGGCCTTGGCGAGGTGGGCTTGGCTGCATTCCGCGTTCCTGGCGTTGGGTCGCAGTCGGACACCGAGCTTCGCCAGTTCGTCGCTGCGAACACGCCCAGCGCGTCGGATCGCGATGCGGCCATTCGTGAAAAGCTTGGCAACCTGCGCCGCCGATTGGAAGCGACCCGCACCGAGCTTGGCATGGATGCCCCTGTGCAGGACGAACGCCCAAACGCCATGACGCGCCTGCGCACGGATGGCGGCGCAACCGAACCGTTGAGCGCCGCCGATGCTGGCGACGATATGCGCTCTGTTCCCTATCCCGAACAAGGGCAGGCCGAACACGACGCGCTTGTTCGCAATATGCTGGCGCGCAACGGCAATCGGCTCGATCCGCAGGAATATGCGCAAGTTCGAGCGGAATTGGACCGCAAGTATGGTGTGCGCTCCGATCCGCAGGCTAATGAGGCGTGGGCGGCGGGTATCAACGACTACATTGACAACGGCGGCAAGACCCTACCGACTGGCATTCAGGCTGGGCAGGAAGCGATGTCTGCGGTTGATCAGGCGCGCAATGCGGCGGCGACCAGCCCCCTTGGAGCCGGTATTATCGGGGCGGCAGACGCCCTCTCGCTCGGCTCGCTTCAGGTCATGGAACCGGGAAAGATTAGTGCCCTCGAAAACAAGGGCGGACTGACTAGTGCAGGATTGCTTGCCGGTCAGATTGGTGGCTCGATCGGCGCCACGATGGGGGGCGCTGGCCTCGCGGCTAAAGGAGCGGCTAAACTCGCTCCGCAGATTCTTGGGGGTGGCAAGTGGGCACAGTTCGGGCGTAATCTCGGGACCGATGTCGCTTACGGCGCTGGGTATGGTGCGAACACTGAGGGCGACCCGCTAACGGGGGCTGCGCTTGCCGGTGTGGGTTCCGCAGGCGGTCAAGCCATCGGTTCCACTCTCGGTCGCGCGATCGGCGGTCTTGACCTGTCGAAAGCCGCTGAAGGACTAGCGGCGCGCGGTGTGCCGCTGACTGCCGGGCGTCGGCTTGGCGATTTCGCCTCGCGCGTCGAGGACAAGATGGCTTCGTTGCCCGTGGTGGGCGATATGGTGCGCCGTCGCTCGCTCGATAGCATGGAGGGCTTCAACCGCGCCGCTTTTGACGAGGCTGGTCAGCCGATCGACTATAAGCCGTCCGCGATTGGCGATGTCGGGATCGAGGAATTTCAGAACAAGGTATCTGAAGCCTACGACAATGCTACGGCGGGCTCGCAGGTTGGCTTCGACGCACAGTTCATGAACGACTTTGCCCAAGTCGGTGAGATCGGGCAGCGATTGCCTTCCGATCTTCGCCGCTCGCTTGGCGAAGTGCTTGAGGCGCGCGTTCAACCCCTGACCGACGCGGGCACGATGTCTGGCAAGGATTACCAGCAAGCCATGCGCGCGATGAAGGCCACGCGAGCCAATCCGCCGCAACGGTTCCAGGGGTTCGAACAAGATTACCGAGATGCCGTCAGCGGGGCTATGGGGGCGCTCGAAGGCGCTATGCGCCGTGGTGGCGGCGATAACGTCATTGCGGGACTAGATGCGGCCAATGCCGCAAACAAGGGCCTCAAGACCCTCCAGAGCGCCGTGGAACGCGCCCGCAACGGCACCCGCAGCGGTGAGGTCGGGATATTCGCCCCTAGCCAGTTGAGCGATGCTGTGGCGATGTCTGAGCGTAAGTATGGGGCGAATGCCCTTAAGGGCTTGGCGCAGGACGGTCAGCGTGTTCTCCCGTCAACCGTTCCAAACAGTGGGACCGCAGATCGCTTGGCACAAATGGCTCTGCCGGGCGCAGGTGCGGCCGCCCTTGGCGGTGGTGTCGGGTTCTATTCCGGCGGTGTTGAGGGCGCTCAGACAGGCACCGGCACCGCTTTGGCCCTAGGCGCGCTTCTTGCCCTTGGCGGCACGAAAGCGGGGCAAAAGACACTGGCGGCTGCGATCAACGAACGACCAAATGCGCTTCGTCAGCTTGGCGTCGGAACTCGTAAACGCAAGGGGCTCTTCGGTGCTGCCGCGCTGCCAGTCGTGCTTCCAGCTAACTAGCCTACGAGGCTAAAGAAAGTTTCAACCCACCAGCGTTGGCCATCCCGACCCCAGAACAAGACTGCGATACTGAGTGTGGCCCAAATGGTCAGCGCGAAGGAAAAGAACGCATACTTCCCCCACCGAAACGCGGTGTTCACCCAATCCGTCCAATCGTGAACGACATAGGAGTCTGATCGCTTGCTGTAGCGCATAGGCAGGCCTTCTTGCTGCCTGCGTCTGCGGAAAGCGATCCAGCGCTCCACAATTACGATCCAGACGGCGACCACGATCGCCTTCCAGAACATGATCCAACCGATGCTCATCGGGCATCGCAATACCACACCTTCATCAGCCTGCCAATCGGCGGGCGATTGCTTGCCAAGAATCACGATTTGTTCTATCAATAAACCATGGAAGAATGGCGCGATGTTGTTGGCTACGAGGGATATTACGAAGTCTCCTCTTTAGGGAGGGTCAGGAGTGTTCAGAGGGTTGTTGATTGTGGTTGCCGTGGTATGCGGCGGCTACCAACCCGTTTGCTGAAACAAGTGGATATTGGGGGCTATTTGACGGTTCAACTGAACCGCGATCGGGCAACCTTCAAAGCGTTGATACATCGCCTTGTCTGCATAGCTTGGCATGGCCCTCCGCCATCAGAAAAACACCAAGTCGCTCACGGTGATGGGTCAAGAAAAAATAACAAACCGGACAACCTAAGGTGGGTGACTGCGGCAGAGAATGCGGCGGATCGAAGGGCACATGGGCGCACTGCGGAAGGACAGAGGAACTGGAACACCAAGCTGAACCCCCAACTTGTCCGAGAAATTAGGCGTAGGGCTTTGAACGGTGAAGCCTTTGTCGAACTAGCTAAAATGGCAAAATGCAGCGCCACGAATATACGTCACATAGTCAACAGACGAATATGGAAACACGTTGAATGAATTAACCTCGCTTCGGCGGGGTTTTTTATTGGAGGGCCAAAATGGCGTTCGCATCCTACTCAATCACACCAGCCCAAAATATTACGATTGCCGGTCAGTCGATCGCAGAGGGCACGACCTCACCGGGCACGGTGAACCTCGCAATTCGCCAGCTCATGGCGGACGGCAAGGCCCTGTCCGATCAGTTCGCAGGCCTCAATCTCGCCGGATATGCTCCGTTGAACGCTCCCGTGTTCACCGGACAGCCGACGTTCCAAGGACGCGGCGGGTTCCTGTATCACGCGAACAGCGCGAACGCTTCCGGGCGCATCTTCATCCAGGCCGAAGGCGATGCGCTGCCCGCGCTTAGCAACGGCGATCTCTTAGCTACTTATTAGATTGACATATAGCGCCGTTGGTATCAGAATCCCTTCATGGAAACAAAGATTTGCGCATGTTGTAAGCAGGCGGTTTCGACTGCCGATTTCTCTCCATTCAAAACCAGTAAGGACGGCTTGTATAGTTACTGTCGGCCTTGCGCTCGCGCAAAAGCCCGCGCGCCTGCCCCTCCTCCGATTGAAACGAGCGAAGGGGAGAGTTGGAGACCTGCGTCAGGTTGGGAAGATCTATACGCAGTGAGCAGCTTGGGCAGGGTCAAGGTTTTGAAGCGCGAAGCAAGATGCAAAAATCGCTGGGGCGAAATCGTCCAAACACGACCGGAAAAGCTCATGCACCCAAGCTCTACCAAGTTTGGGCATTTAGCCGTTACCTTTGCAAGAGGAAGCGAAAGATCAAGAAAGCTAGTCCATCGCTTGGTCGCCGAAGCTTTCATCGGACCTTGCCCAACCAGTGAGCATCATTGCGCCCATTGGGACGGTGACCCAGCAAATAACAAGGTTGAAAATTTACGATGGGCTACTGCTGCGGAGAATGCTGCGGATACAAAACGGCATGGTCATCTAAGACAAGGCGAAGAGAGCAACCTTTCTCGCCTCACTGAAACGGATGTGATTCAAATTCGCTCGGATGCCTCTTCTGGGAAAAGTGCGGCCATCCTAGCAGAAAAATATTCCATGACCGCTGCCGGTATTTACAAGATAATTAATCGAGAAAACTGGAAACACATCTAGGAGCGGCTAAAATGATCAATTGGACCGAGCGGCTTTCGAGCCGCTTTTTTTGTGCCCAATGAGCCTGCGCATCCAAGACGCGGGCACGCTGCGGACCATCAAGCGCCTGCGCATTCAACAGGGCGGCATTCTTCGCGACATCCGACGCCTGCGCGTGATGCACGATGGTGTCCTACGCACCGTCGCGGTTTTCGCCGAGCAACTGACGGCCAGCGCCAATCCTTCGTCGGTAGGCGGCACACAAAGTTCCGACCAGCCCATCACGGTCACGTCCGACGGAACTACTGCTTCCCCTTCAGGCGGGCGCGCCCCCTTCAATTACGCATGGACGCAAACCAGCGGGCCGAGCGCGACGATCACCGCGCCCGCCATGGCGACCACGCAATTCCGGGCCACCGTCGATCCCTTCGACACGGTGTCCCTCTCCTTTCGCTGCACGATCACCGATGCTGTCGGACAGTCCGCAAGCACTGAGGTCACGGCGCTTCTCAATAACCTTGGCGGGGGCGGTACACCACTATGAGCCGTATTAAATACTTCGAAACCATCACCAATTCGCGCGGCGACAGCTTGGCGAATTACCGGGTGCAGGTGGTCGATAGCGCAGGCGCAATCGTCATGATCTATCAAGACGAAGCTGGAACGCGATTTCAGGACGCGGCGGGCAATGTGGTAAATTTCACGCTGGCTGGCCCCGCTGGCAAGGCCGAGTTTTGGTGGGAGCCCGCATCCGGGCAAATCCTCCAGGTTCTAGATGCAGCAGGCAATCTGGTGGATGCCACTGATGGCTTTGCGAATAAGTATGTTCTGACGAACCTTCCCGGCAATATCGCCACGGCGGCAGTTGATGGCCTCGACACATCGCTTGCTGCAAAAGCCGAGTCCGCTGCGCTCGCTTCGCCCGATCCCGACAAAGGCGCGGCTCTGGTTGGGACGAAGCGCGCGAACGTAACAGGCTCGGTTCCGCGCGAGGTCAACCGGGTCCTGTGGGAAAAGCCGATTACCCCGTTCGACAAGGGCGCTGTGATGGATGCCCGTATGACGGGGGCTAGTGCCAATAACAGCGGCGCGGTGGACCCCAATTCTACCGATGACACCGATGCATTTGAGGCGTTCCTGTTTGAACTAGCAGCCACCGGACGCCCTGGCGAGCTTTGGCCCCGCGACGAGAACTTCGACCCCGCCAACCCGCCGGGGATGCGTCTGTCGCGTACGATTACGGTTCCGTCCGGTCGCAACAACATTTCGCTGAAAGGTCCGGGGCGAGAACTGTTCAAGATCATACAGACGGCGAATTTCGATTCCCCGCTGCTGGTGTTCGATGCTGAATTTGACCACCTGCGCGCGGACATTCGCGACTTCACGGTAACGCGCACCGACCCCGGCCCCGGCGGTCAGGGGGTTGCGAATGCCCCGGCAATTTCCATCCGCAATTATCACTCGTTCACGCTGGATGGCATTCGGACGAACCGGATGGGTTGCGGCATTCAGATCCTCGGCTCGCTTGGCGGAAACATCGACAACTGCCTATCGTGGTATGATCGCTACGGCATTCGTCTGGACTGGACCTCGGACTACACCACTACGCCGAACCTTATCTCGATCAACGACACGCAGCTTATCGCCAGCTACGAGATTGGCCTTTACGCGTTTCGCCCTACGAAACTGCGGGCACGCAACTTCGGAATTGAACAAACTGCGGTAGAGAACCCCAACTGGGCAGCAGATGGCAATGGTGTTCTTATCCAAGACGCTTGCCACGCAGGCCATGAAGCCGTCGATCTCGATTTTTATATGGAAGGCGTCAAAGGTTACGGCGTTCAGATCATAGACCGCCGTGACAAGGAAACGTACTACAAGATGAAGGGCACGATCAACCGCGTTCACGAAGATCAGCTCGCCGATATTCTTATCAATATGGCGAGCCATCAGGCGGGCGATCCTGTTACCACGCTCGTCAACGAATGCCAGCACGGCACTGTCATTCCCGGCTATACTCCAAGCGCGGCTCGCCCGTATCTGGCCGCCAATCCTGCCGCAGCATACAAGAATTTCACCCTGCGCGACGAGCGGGCGATGTATCGCGATGCCGCTGAGCGCCCGGTTCTTGGCACTAACGTCACTCGCCCGCGTCCCGGTGGTGACTTCAACGCTTACGTTCCGAATGCGTCCACGAACGGCGTAGGGATCGAAGTCGTAAAGCAGAACGCGGGCATCTATCGCATCTTTCCGGCGCGAGGCTGGAACCGCGAAACCGTTAATATCCGTTTGGTTTCGGGGACTAATACGCAGGGATTGGTGCCTCGTCTTTCCGGCGAAACCGCCGATTATGTGGAATACACATGGGAGGTCTACAACGGCACCGCATGGGTAACCAGCGATGCCGCCTTCTGGGTGAGCGGGACTTACCTGTGATGCGGTCGTTTGTGGGGAGGCGGTGATGGACCTCCTGTCTGCCATAGCCGTATCCCTTCGCGTCTCAATCATCATCATCGCGGGCGCGATGGTGGTGGGGCTTTGGCGGGAAAATTGGGCGGTTGTGACGCGCAAGCCGGGGTGGCGCGTCCATCTTACTTCCACGATCTTTACCGTAATGGTGGTGGCCGGCGCGATCATTTCGAGCGTCAACGTCTTTCCCGATGCGGGCTGGTCTATCCCTCGCAATGTGCGCCTTGGTGTGGTCAATTTTGGCCTGTCTCTATTCCTGGTCGGAACGCTGACCGGGCTTTATCGCCGCGCCCTTCGCTCCGGTCCTGAACAAGCCCGCGCCGCCTTTTTGACAGGCATCGCGATAGTCGCCGTGGGGTGCGCGTTTGTCGCCCTGCTTCATGCGGCCGGGAATCATGCGTGAACCTGCTGCGAGAAATCCCTGCCAAGTGGTGGGCGGTGCTGCTGGGGGTCTTGTTCGGCTCCCTCGCACTGATCGCCATGGATGGGCCAAAGAAGGGCTACGGCAGGACAATCGTTACAGCGTGTCTGACCGCGCCGCTCTTGTCGGTGCTGGCCGGGGCAATGCTGCCGTCTGACACCTCACTGGAAATAGCCGCGCTGATCGGGGGCGTGACCACTCTAGGCGGTATGGCGGTGATCGTGGCGGTGTCTCGCCTTGCCCCCTCGCTGGTGACGGCAGGGCTTACAGGTATCGCCCGGACCTATCTCGAAATCAATCCGAGCGAACCGGGGAAGCCCGGCGAAGTGACGCGCAGGCGTGAGGACGGAACGCCGGAAAACCCGGAACCTACGCTGGATGAACTGGCGCGCAGGTTCGACGAAAGGAAAGACCAATGAAGCTTGATCGCGAGCCGATCTTTGACGCTGTGCGCGTCATGTTGAAGCGCGGCTTCACCACCACTGAGGTTAAGGCACTGGACGCTGCGATAGACGAGGCGACCGGCACCATCGTTGTGACCGCGCCGCAAGAGGATTGGATCAAGCTGGCTGCGCCGCTGGTCGAACGGTTCGAAGGCATGGCGCGTAAAGTCCCCGGTGGCGTGCAGGCCTATCCCGATCCTGGCACTGGCGGCAAGCCTTGGACGATTGGCGTAGGGTCAACCACAGACGAGAATGGCGACCCGATCAAACCGGGTGACGTTTGGCCGCTGGCTCGCGCCCGCGCTCGTTTCGAAGCTCACTTGGCCGAGTTCGGCGAGGGAGTGGACAAACTGCTTGCCGGGAAGCCCGCTACAGCGCCCCAGAAAGCCGCGATGACAAGTCTGGCGTATAATATCGGCTTGTCGGCTCTTGCGCGCTCTACCGTGCTTAGATTGCACCGTGCGGGCGATTATGCCGGTGCGGCCAAGGCCTTTGCCATGTGGGTCAAAGCCGGGGGAAAGACTCTACCGGGCCTAGTTCGACGAAGAGCCGCTGAGGCGACGCTTTACGGGAGGGGTAGCTAAATGCTCGTCTGTCCAGCCTTGCGCAATCCTGTATCTCAACGTGGTCGCCTCTATTCCCAACATGCGCGACAAATCGGCCAACCTCATCTCTTTGCCGAGGTAAGTCACAATACGCTTGCGCGAGATATGTGCAGATTGTTCAAGCGGGGACGCCCAACGGCAATTGCTCGGCTCATAGGCTCCAGTGCTGTCGATACGATCCAAAGTTTTACCTGCTGGGCGTTCGCCCATATCCGCCAAAAAGTTAGCAAACTCTTGCCATCTGGCACACACGGAAATGCCTTTAGCTCCGTAATCCGGGAAGCGACTTGCCCGAGGGTTTTGGCAGCGTTGCTTCATCATTGCCCATGTCGTGTAGGTGCGACTCAAGGCCGTATGGGTCGTATGCCCATGTTTGCGGGAATTTGCGCTAGCCGAACAGGAGCGCGAACAGAATCGCCCCCTTCCATTCATCAAACGCCGCTGTGTGGTTTCGAACGTCTCGCCGCAGACAGAACAACGCTGGCTAATTCTCGGGACCTTTTTCGACATGCCCCACCAATAGTGCACATGTATCGGGTTTGCAATCAAATTAAAGCTGGCGGCAAGGTGATGGCCGGATTGATCCGCCGCCGCGCTGCCGAAGCGGAGTTGTACCGATCATGACCTTCCCGCGCATCAGCAACCACGGAAGCGAAGTCTTTCTGCTCGGCGTGATGGCCCTTGGGGTCATTATCCTCATCGGAATTGCGATCGGCAAGGGCAAGGTGGACGGGCTGGACATAGCCGCTTTCCTGCTCGTTCTACAGCGTATTGTGGAGGCCGTTCAAAAGCGGTGGGAACAGCGATCTGTAGATCAAATGGGCCGCAGTCTCGCCAATGCTCCGCAAGCCACACCCCCAACAACGGATGAAGCATGATGTTCGGACAATTCTTCGCGCCCGTATGGGTCAGGATAGCCGCTGCCGTGTTCGGGCTGCTCCTTGTCGCGCTGGCGGTCCAGTCGTGGCGGCTAGGCGCTGCAAACGAGCGGGTGGAAGAGACGCGCAACGCCCTCGCTGCCGAACGCGCCCAGCATGACGTTACGCGCGCTTCACTGGACGAGCTGACCTTTGAGATGACCCGCCTTGTCCAAGAGGGTGAGGTTCGAGCCGAGCGGGTGAACGAAGCCATGGCGCGGGTTGCTGACGAAACAGCGGCAATGAAGGAGCGCGCTCAGATTATCGAGCGCGATGGTCTGGGTGAGGACTATGTGAGCGATCTACGGGAGGCGGGGATATGAGGGTGGAATTCGGGAACAGCGGTTTTTGCGGTATTTCCCCTCGAAAGTGGCGGAAGTCTGCCGTTTTTATGGGAATTCTTCTTTCGGCCTGTTCGCACAACGAACCGGGTATTGAGGTCCGCACGGTCGAGGTTTTGCGCCCAGTCCCCTGCATCCCCCGCGATCAGATCCCAGCTGAGCCCGCCACGGTAGGCGATAGGCTTACCGGCGATCCCGTTCTTGACCTTCCCACTGTAGCTGCATCGGCATTGGCCTTGCGTGCGTGGGGTCGGGAGATGGAGGCAGCGCTTATTGCTTGCGCGGAGTGAGGCTTAGGCACCTAGATCCCAAACGGGAATTGCTGCCTTCTTCAGCTTCCGCACCATATCAGCGGTCCCTGTTCCACCGGGGAACGCTACAGCGACACTCGGTTTGCCGTGTTCGATCATCTGCTGGTTGCGGCGTCCGCCAGCCTTCGCATCATATTGCGTTCCATCGCGGCGCTTTCGTATGACAGCATCGGGATGCGAAAGATCGGTCCACTTCGCTGGATAGGGTGCTACCTCGACGCCATTCCGCTCGGCCCATAGCTTACTGAGCGTGTCAGCACCCGTAGCTTCACCTTCGATCAAGACCGCTATGCCATGCTTGCGATGAACCGCTGATAGCGCCCTTTCAACTAAGGACGCGTCAGCGAAATCGCGACCGCCAGTCACTACGACCCGGAGTGCTTCAGACATACCCGCTGATAGCATGAAATAGCTTGCGGGTCTATAGGGTATTGATCTATAGAGGATGGGTCGGAACGGCTTTGGATTGGGAGTTTCCCGGTCGGCTTAAGTTTCGGCACTGCTGCGGCGGTGGGATGAAAGCGCGATAACCTGTGCACGGGCCGCGTGGAACGTTAATCTCGCTTCAGTTGGTGAGAGCCGGAGTAGCGACCGGCCCGCAGCTGCTTTTGGAGAGAACCGATGCGCGAAGGAATGGTCGGCGGAATTGATAGCGGCACCGCTTTCTTGGAAGGCTGGGGTGGCGATTTAGCTACCCCCACCGCTCCACGAACTTCTCGCACGCCTGCCGAAGTTCCAGCATATGAGCGGTGAAGTCCGGCTTCGTTTCCGGCAGGTCCAGAACCTTTTCTAGCGCGACCTTCAATCGCTCCATTTCCGCGCTGTCTTTGTAATGGCTTCCCGACACCTCAAGCCCCTGTGATGATGCTGTATGGCTAAGGCTTAGACGGGGGATGGCAATCATCTCGTCGGGCACCATGGCTCCCTTCGTCCGGTCCATTTGCGCGCCAGTCCTTCCGCTACGAGCTGCCGGCCGATAGAACCCCGGCTGTTCGAGATGATGCCAAGCGTTCGCCCATATCGATCCTTGCCAGTTCTCTCGATACGATACGGCTCACTGTTCAAGAGGACAAGCAGCCGATCGCGGGCACGGATTGCCAGGAGGCGTTCGGCCTCGCATTTGGGGCGGGACAGCTCTGGCGCATCAATCTCTGCGACCCGCACCTTCTCACGCCCGATCCAGACAGTATCGCCATCCACAACGCAATCGGAGCGCACTCCACTTGGTGGGCATATAGCCAAGGCGGCGGCTAGAAGGATCATGAACGCGATGCCGGTGTGGGGATTGGTTCGACAGTCACCCGCCAGCTTCCAATATAAACGCCTCGACATGAGTTACCGATCAAGTCATGCACGTACTTATGATCACGATGGGGTGTTTTGCGGATAGCATGGATAACCAGCGTATCGCAAGCATCCTTGACTGGATCGCATTCCGGAAACAGTCGGTCAAGCATTCGCGCGATGAAACCCCGCAAGTCACTCATGGTCTTGACCTTTCAAAAGGTGTTCGCCGCGTTCGATTGCATCCCGTGTAGCAACAAGATTTATTAGCGCGCCCATTGCCATATCGGAATTAAGGTTGCTGGTGTTCTTCGCGTATACGCGTAGCTCTCGCAACAGGCGGCCATCAATTGCGGCCACTATATCGGCGCGCTCTTGTTCTGCCTCCGTCAGCTTCTTCGCAATTCGTTCTACCTCTGTAGCCTCAATCGACATCGGTTGTCTCCTTAAGGGCGGTGCGGGCGAGGCTTTGGAGATAGCCCGGGTCGTTGGCTATCTGGCTCGCTAAGCTGCTGAGCCTTTCGCCCCGCTCTTCGGCATGTCGTCGAAGCGCGGCCAGCGGTGAAACAATATCCTCCAAAGCCTCCCTGTATTGGCGAAGGCGGTCGGCGGCTTCGGGGCCATCTGGATTGCGATACCAGTTTGTAGTGATGCCGGCCATTTCGCGATTGGAGCTGCTTTCTACCGCCCGCAACCGCTGTTCAAGGTCGCTCATTCTCCTACCTCCCGAATTGCTGTGCGCCGTGACCAAAGCAGTTTGATGCTGAAATCCCACCAGCCAAACGCGAGCAGATAAGCTGTCACGCCCATGCCTTCTTTCTTGCAGAAGAGGACGCCGGGAGTGACAAGCTTTTCAGGATCGTTCCGCGCTCGATCGAAGACTAATCGCATCATCCTGCCTCCTTAGTTGTGCTGGTATTTAGCCGGGCTATCTCTGCCAGGATGTCGGGAGCCGGTGAGAACCATTCGCCGAAAAGGCGATGTTCTGCGAACCTTTGGTGGTAGTGTCTCTCGCGAACCTTCGGTGCATTCTGCGTGGCAAGAACCACTAGCTTCACCGGCGATCCGGTCTGAATGCATTTAACCCGCTCGTGCAGGTCTTGTTGGGTGAAGCCAATCTTGATCGCTCCCCCTGCCCCGCCGATGAAATAGACGGTGTGGTTTGGCGGGCAATCGAAACGAGGCTGTCGCGGCGTCGGATGATATTCACCATCCGGCCAATCAATCGCGTCTATGCATGGTCTGAAATATGCGTGCAGTTCAGAGGCCGTCAGGGCCTCGACCTGCTCGTCATCCAGCACTACGGCTTCATCAAGCATGGGCACTCCTATTGCCTATGTTAGGCCCGGTGTGGAGATTGCCGTCTCCCATCGGGCCGTTTTGGTTGGACACCGCGGCATCGGGGTGCCGCAGGATTCCTTGGGTCGCCAAGCTAGGTTGGACAACGCCAAGTCCCTGATAAGAAATACTTACTCTATTCCGCCCCGAGGCACCATCCCTTTCTTTAAGCATCTGTCTTTCCGTCATTTTCCGGCGGTTGGACATTGATAAAGTCGGGAAGGTTGGACAACGCCGCGTCCGCCAAGAGCGATCGATTGGCCTTTGCCCGGTAGTAGGCGAACGTCTCATTCTTCTTGTGCCCAGTGACTGCCATCCCCTGCGCATCGGTCGCACCGCTTTCCGCAAGACGCCTCGACATAGCTTTGCGTAGTCCGTGCATCGAGCAGTGGGGCAGATTGGCCTCATTGCACCATTTGCGCATCCGATTGCCCATCCCCGCGTCCGAGAACGGTTTGCCGAATGCGGTCGTAATCAGAAAGCGAATCGGTGCCGCCGGTAGGGCCTCCAAAGCTGCGCGAGTAAGCGGCAGCATGATGACGCTGGTTTCCTCATTGTCCTTCGCGTGGTCAACGATGATCCGCCCTGCCCTGATATGGTCGCGCTCGATCTTGTTGACCTCGCAGCGGCGTCCAGCGACGTTCAAGGCGAGTTCCAGCGTCAATCGGGCCATCGTCCCTATCTTGTGTGTCTGCCGGTATTGCTCGATCTCTGCGTCGGTCCAGTTATGGAAGCCCTCGCCATCCTGATACTTGTCGGTGGCAGTG